ATCTAAAAACTGTCAGCCTCGATGTGACGAACTTTAGTGATGTTGCACTGATTCGATCTGAGCTATGGCGTGTCGCTAGTTACGACATGGATACAGAGAAGGTGCTGTTGAAACTAACTTCGCCGCTGGATGCTGTTGCGTCAGACGTTCCAAGGCGTGTCTTGAACACCAAACTTGTTGGAGCGTTACCAACATCTGGTTCGTTGGTCGTTAGCTGATGATTGATTGGAAGCCCTGGGTTGGTCTACCTCATGCTTTTGGTGAACACCCGAAGCACGGTCGGGGTGCTGATTGCGTGGTCATGGTCTGGGCGATATTGGATTCAGTTGGTGTTTATCACCCACCGTTTGATTACAAGTGGATGGAATTAGCAACTGCAGGTAAATGGGAAGAATTGCAGGCGCTATGGGATGAAGCAACGGAGGTATTGCCAGAAATGGAAGAGTATGCAGTTTGCATGTTTGAAAATGGCGCAAGCGGTCTTGGTGTCGGTATCGTAGTAGAGAACGGCGTTTTAGTTGTCCATCACAAGCGTGGCGTGTGCTGGTTGCCGCCACGAGCCATGCGAGAATCTCAGTATCGTCGATTTGTGAAATGAGCAGCTTACTTCCATCTGATAAGTATCTTGCCTCGATGCTGGGGCTAACTGATGAGGAGTATTCCTGGTTTAAGGCTGAGGTGCGAAAGCGCAGCGCAGAAGCTCCTGAACCTGCTGTTATTGCAGGGCTTGGAACAGCCGCAATTATTGCAATCGCCAATTTAGTAATTGGCGTTGGCCTAACTGTTGTTTCGACGCTGCTAAGACCAAAGCCATCATTTGACCAAAACGAACCAGGCAGACCACCTGAATTAAGGGCGACGAGTAGCGGCGGCCAAACAACAACACAGAACCAACGCTTTGCACCAAGATATGGCTTCAATTCAACGCAAGAGATTTCAACTTTAGGATCAATTATTCCGCTTGTTTATACAAATAAAGAAACGATTGCATCTATTGTGTATGGTGGCGTTCGAGTCAATACGCAGCTGCTCTGGTCGCAAATTTACAGCCTTGGTGGATCGCAGATGCTACGGGCGATCTTTCTGGTCGGTGAGGGACCAATAGCCGCTATCGAGCCTAGCAATTTTGCGTCCGGTGGCAATACTTTAATTAGCTACGACTTCGGCACAACTGCGAACTCCATAGGCAGCCGAATGACCATTTATGGGCGTTATGCCAACGGCTTGACTACTCGCATTCAGTCGTCTGATCGTATTTACGGCAGGCAAGCTAGTGAAGACCCTGGGAATGAAAGTTCAAGCAATGTGTACGCAATCAAGGTTGGTAGCAGTGTCACATCAGATTTTTCAGCAGCTGAAAAGCCAGCTAACCAGACAACGTTTGGCCTTTATGGATTCTGTGGGAATGATTTTGCATACCGACCCAATCCAACTTTTGAGCCTATTGTCAGGCCACAATTAGTTCCCTACAAGAAAGACGGTGAGACGAAAGTCAAGTGCATAACAGACGAATCGAAGTGGGCCATCCGGCGTAAACAACAAGTAGTTTACAGCTCAAGAAGTGGAATCACCGCACAAGGTATTGAAACAATTGGTGGACAAACAGTATACAACCTTTACTCAAGCAGTGATAAAAACACGGCTTTTAGCAGGGCAATCCGAGATATTTTTACGATCAGCGATTGGGACATTGATGTTGAGCTAAGTGTTGACACAACAGGTACAACTTTAGATGTGGAGAACACTAGTTCAGGAGGGTCAGGGAAGGTTAAATTAAAATACAACGACACAAACAATCGAAACTCAACAAGTACCGCTGGCCTTGAGCAGTCTTTGCTGAACAGATTTACGGCAACAATCAAGGAGATAAGCGAAGGCCCAGGTGTTACGCCGGGAGGAGTAAATGACTGGGGATATGTGGCTTACAGCGACAACTTAGATAATGCAAACGCTAAAGAGGAGGACATTGCAGCCGTTGCGGTCAAAGTTGAGTTTAATACAAATGCCATGAGCTTGGCGGAAATTCAGCTATTAAAAGCTTGTAAGTTTAAAGTTACGCTTACCAATAACTTAGTGGCTGATGACCCTGAAGATGATATTACGGTAACTCAAACACATCAGCTTACGGCGACATCTGACAGCGCAATTGAGCTGTCTACTAATCCTGTCAGTGAAAATTTTTCTGTAAGCACTTCTACCTCTACTACCACTATAGATGGAGTGACTGTCGTCACTGGGGTAAATACAAACCTTAACGGAGGGCTTCAGAATACACAGAAAGTGGTAAGTCAAGACTCCTTAGATGTCACTTATCAGTGGAGCCGAGTCCCTGCTAACGATACTGCAAATTTCTACACTTTAGTCTCTTACATTAGCTTGAAAGATACTTTTGCTGAAACATGTGAAGACATTGCAGCGTCAATCGCGGGAAGGCAAAAGAGCTGGGACGATTCAATTGTCATAGGCGAGCTTTACAAAATCGGGAGCGGTCTAGCAGTTTGCACTGCCAGAACAGGTAACCCCTTCGCCTCTAATGCTGATGCAGAGTTACCCCAGAGCGTCAACGCAACCTTTAAAACCGTAAGGGCGGGGGTTGTACAGACCAACAATCAAGCAGATATTGAACTGGACGGCGATGATTGGTACAACGCAAGCTCTAGGCCGAGCCGCAATACTGGAACAACTGACGGACACATCATGCGATGTGCAATTGCTTCATTCTCTACGTCTAGACCCTGCGGTGCAGTCGAGATCGGAATCCGCTCAAGGCTTGGAATTAGGATAAATAATATTGCCGCATTCAACACACTAAAGAACAACAAATTTTGCGACAATAAAGCTTGCTTAGACTTTAAAGGAAACATTTTAGACGAAGGCGCGTCTCTCTATACAAACAATTACAGTTCTAACACTATTTCCACTCAAGTCGAACGATATTCATTTTTTAAAATCTACTACCGTCAAGCCGGAGCCAGCGCTTTTACAGAGTTGCAATACAGTTATGGGGTTCGTGGTTCTACCTCGCAAAACATCTTTAACTATTTCCAGATTGCATTTAATGGCGACGTAAAGATATGGGAATTTCAGCTTGAGCCGCTCTCAGGGTGGGAGGTCCGTGAGTACAGGTCAGCTAGCCAGCTGTACATTTTAGAGGCTGGATTACCTGAGCAGGTAATTGGTGATTCTGGGCTCACAGTTCGATTCAATGGGACTACTGTGCCGGGCACTGCTGATACATTCGCAATTTCCGTGGGCCGAAGAGGCTCAGGGCTAGATACTGCTTCGGCACCGTTTCAATACCCACAAAGCGATGCAAGCTATTCAAATAACGATTTATCGTTAATCGACACTTGGGGTAAGCTTGCAGAGTCATTTATCTTTGACGAAGTAGTTTCATCAGCGTCAGCACCAGAACATGAGGTGACTTATGTAAACGAAATAGTTTCAAATATCGATAATAATGACAACACATACGCCCCTAATTATGACAACCTCGCTTTAATCGGAGTCAACATCAGCTCTTCAGTTGAGTGGCAACAATTCAGCCAATTTAGTTGTTACGTGACTGGCGGTAAAACCTGCCGTCAACTGCGAAGCAGCTTAGCTGTAGGAGCAACGCATTTGTTTCCAGATATTGTGCTGGATTTAATGACCAACAGTACCTATGGGAGAGGCGATTTAATTACTGACGATATGGTGAATTTCCCTGAGTTTACAGCTGCAGCTAATTGGTGTTACTCCCGCAAATATTTCTTTGACGGTGTAATAGCTGACAAGATCAATATCCGTCAATGGTGCGCTGATGTCGCAGCGACGCACCTGTTAATTTTTGGCGAGTCTGACGGCAAGTTCTTCCTGCGTCCAGCCCTACAGTTCGATGCTGTGGCAATCACGGGTCTGCTTACTGCAGGCAATATCGTCGAAAATAGCTTCAGGCTTCAGTATTTTGATCCTGAAGAACGCGACCCGATCCAGGTGTCGGTTCGTTACCGCGAAGAACGCGCAAGCACAAACCTAGATAATCCAGGGATATTCCCTACCGTTCGCGAAGTGTTGGTGCGTGAGTCATCAGCGAGCGAGACGGTATCTCTAGAAACCATTGATATGTCTGACTATTGCACCAGCCGACAACATGCCATTGATGCAGCCAAGTTCATTATCCGCATGAGGCGCATCCCAACTCATACTGTTTCGTTCACAACAACGCATGAGGGCGTTTTGATGGCAATGGCACCAGGCGATTACATCAAAGTCGGGATGGACGCTACTGAGTACGACGAGTTCAATAACGGAGTCGTAACTCCTGAGGGTGCATTGGTCAGTACAACATCATTAGCTGATGGTTCCTATGCCGTAATTGCTTGGAACGGTGACGCCGATACAACACCAGCAGATACCACGCTGGTTGTTAGCAACAGCGGCAAGACAGCGACACCTACGGGAGTTGTATTCACAGTTAAGCTTCCCAGCACACAGGTTCGCACCTACCAGATTGAGAGCATAACGCCAACTGAAGAGGGCATGTTTACAATTGAAGCAGTACATATGCCAACCAACAGCTCAGACATTTTGGAGCTAGCCGATGGCTTCGATACCGCTGGAAACTGGAGTATTCAAGACTGATGGCAACGACATTCCCCAGTATCACACCGACGGGACGCAGCTTTGTTGCGCCAACATGGCCGACCAAAACACAAGCATCGCAGTCTGGTGTTATCACTCGCAGGTTGTGGGGTAGCAGGCCCAGCCAAGCCAAACTCAGCCTGACATTTGGCAACGTCAACGACACCAACACAGCGGCAATCTTGAGCGCATATAACAGCGCTAAAGGCTCAGTCGATAGCCTCACGCTGCCGACGCAGATATTTGCCGGTGCAGACTCTACCCTGCAAAGCTGGCTGAATGCCAGTGCAACAGGTGCGGGGCTGTTGTGGTGTTTCGCCGAAGGAACATCGCCACAAGTCGAAAGCGTTGTCCCAGGTCGCTTCAATGTCACTGTTGAATTGACCGCAGAGCTTAGAATGAGCTAACAGGAGCGCATAATGGCAGTTACCAGCACTACAGGCAGCTTTGCAAT